ATTGCTTGACCGTTAACAACCCCCGCTTTGTAATCATCAATTACGACAAAACGATATAACTGATCATCAAATGTAGTAACAAATCCCGTGCCTTTCTTCAAGGTAATGACACTTGGGTATGTTCCTGTAAAATTTACTTGAAAATTAACTGTTGCTTGCGGAGAAACAATAGACTTTGGTTTATATCCTAATTGTTTCGCAAGAGATACAACGTTATCACGGAGTGTTGCTGACTCCAAAAACAACTCATTAGCCACCATGTTCGTGTTGAACGCGGTGTAATACGTATTATATGCTAGTACATCTAGCAAATTACTCCAGGCAGACCCTTCAAAATCAAAATCGACAAAATCAGTCTGCGCTCTTAAGTAATCTTTGAGCGCAGTCTTGATATCTGCAAAATCTAAATTATTTACTTGAATGTACTTCATCGGGTTCTCTGTAAGAGGAAGTTGACGTTTTGAGGTGGTTCGTCTTGACGACCACGAATTATAAACTCAATAGCAACGTCAAAGGCATTATCATCAAAGTTTGGGTCAACTGCCAAATCTGTCAATGTGACCCTAGACTCGTATTTCCTCAAAGTGGTTCTGATTTGGTCTTCAATCAAACCCGCTGTACCAAAATCAAGTGGTTCAAATAGTAATTCAGAAATACCACAACCCAACTCATCGTCGAAGAATCTTTCTCCAGGAGTAGTCAATATAAGATTAACAACTGACTGCTTAACAGATGCATCGTCTTTAGTTACTAGTAAGTCACCCGTAATTGGATGAGGCTTCATAGTAACCTTTAAATCTTTAAAAGACTGTTGATTGGGCACAATAACACGATTTATTGTTTATTTATGGTCCTTTTTCTTATCTTCTGTCTTGATCTTTTTTAAGATCCTATCAGACTCTATTTGAGTGATAAGAGTCATTCCTGATTTGATAAAATCTTTACTCTTATCAGTTGGTGAATTACCCATTTTCTTTCTCCTTTGGTGTTTGCCAGAAATAATCGTCAGTGTCTCCTAGGCGTCCCCAGTCAATTCCTGCCTCTACTTGGTATTCTATAGTGGATACCTTAAAGTCAGGGAATTGAGGGTCCTGGGGGGTTATAGAGAGGTCATACAAGCGCATTCTATTATTAGGATATAGTGCATACTGACCGTTGTTTAGAGCGATACAATTATGCGACTTGTGCTCTTGTGGCACCTCACTTACATTATTATCTATAACATCGATGTTTGCATGATAGTTATCTAATGTAAACAAGTATTGACCTTTCATCAATCCATGGTCTCTTGTAAAGACTTCACAGTCCATTGATGATACAAATCCCTTGTTCATACATGCTACCCCATAATCCATACAATTCCAAAATTGTAGATTCTCCAGACTCATATCAACATCTGGTGTTTTAGGTGATCTTACAAATGCACTGATAGGTAGCTTGTCATACATTGCTCCATATGTAGGCAAGTATGTCTCAAAGTAAAAAGCACGCCCAGGTATGCTTTTAGCACATACCCAGACGCCCTCTACAAACTCCCCATGCCCGTCTTGATGATCTCGTAAGTATTCCTTACGAACCCACACCTTCTCTGCAGGAAGATTGCAAATTAAATTCACTTACCCTGTCCACGATAACGCTTCTTCGCACTGTTTCGACTTGTTGCTGCATACTTGGTGTTCTTACCATTGCCTTGACGACTCTTCTTGGGAATTGGTTCAATGAACGAATTACCCGTCAACGCTCGATTAAACTTTGCCATTATTCTAATGATGAACTTCTAGTATTATACCACAGATCTACAATCCTGCCAATACCGTATGAGACCCTTCTGTCATCACTGCACCATAGGATAACAGATCACCTATACGCATAGTATCCATCTTGTTGATTCGGACTCTTTTAGACCCCTTCACACACTTATCAGTATGTGGTGGTTTATTTCCACATACATGAACTGCAGTTACATCACCAACTCTTACTGCTGCAATCTTATTCACAAAAACATTCAATGAACCAGTAATTACAGGTACAGGTGGCCAACACTGATGACCACTCTCCAAATCCTTCATTCGACTGATTCCACTTCCTGCTGGCATTATCCTTCTCTTGCTTCGGTTTGCTTACTTAAACGATATTTAGTACGCTTCGTGTGATTTTGCCAGTTGTTATCTACATCGATAAATGCTGGGAACTTCCAGATGTATGGTGGACATGTACTCGTAACTGTAATCTCATAATGAAAACGCAGAGTTTTGATCAGAGACGGTTTATAAGCATGTACATAGTTACTACCCCTCTGTGCTATATCATGTACAAAAGGTCCAACAAACTCCCTACCTTCAGGTGTTGCCTGATATGCAGAGAGCCTTCCCGATCCACTGATTCTTTTTAACTTCTCATCACGCTTAAAGGTTTTCTGCACTCCAAGTCCTCCCTGAAATGTGACACCCCTCATATTGTCCCTGGTACGTGGTATTGTACTACCTTTGTAACTTTCTCCAAAACCTGCCTGCATATCATACATCCACTTCTCCGTGTAATTACCAATGAGTGGGATTGGCAATACTAATGTGGTGACTCCAGGTGCTACACTGATACTCCCGAATGTCACAGCATCAGTGCCTACTAACATCTCTGGTATAGTCGGTACACCACCCGCTAGTACAATACAACCAGGTGGCATGATACCAATACTGATACCTGTGATTAACTCGGGACTCGGCTGTGAGGGACCAGGTGTTCCTCCAGGACATACCAAGTTTGCTTGAGCAGTGACATTCACTACCCCCACGTTCTCATAGATATTCAGATTTATACCATCTCGAAACATTCCAGGTATCACAAAGTTACTCGGAGGCGGCAACATCCTCCACCCAGGTCCAGATCCTAAAGTAAATGATGTTCCTGCAGGTATGAGAATTGCCATTATTCTAATTTCTTTAGTCTTTTATCTACATCATCCAAGTAATCTGTTATCTTCTCATGTGCGACAGCACCAGGGCGTCTATACATGAGACTTGGAGACTTTAGACGCTCGACTTCAGCTTTCAGTTCCCGTATCTCCTGGAATGCTATCGATAGCACCTCTTCCAGGTTCGCTGATTTCTCGGAGGAGTTCAAATCTTTCATCTTGTTTGTTTGGGTTCTTAAAGTTCTCGGCAGCACGTTTCTCGAATTGTTCGCAGAAATCATCGAACTCATTCAATACTTCTGCTTGCTTATTAATAAAGCGATCGTAGTCTTTCATGATTCAACTATTTTGGGGAAATTTTTTCTGGGGAAATTTTTTTATTTCCTTGGAATATTTATCTTGCTTGGGTAACACTTTGTAGGTTAGAGTAGTGGTAGGAGTCCCGCTCGGCATTCGGGGGTATACAATAAAGGGGGCGTTTTACTGCCCCCTGTGTTACATAGTGTTGTCTAGGTTAGTGTTAGTTAAGAGCGTAACGATTGCACCACTCACCGAATCCAATTCGTTGGTCTAATAGTAATAACATGTCACGCATGCGAGCACGGTGCAGTGAGTAGTGACCCGATGACCAATGGATAAACACCAGGCGAGACAGTGGGTAGAGTTGGATCTTGTCGGTGGCGCTGCTGTGGTCTCTGGTGTCTAGTGAAATCATCATGCTGTGGGTTGTGTTCTTTGGATAGTCTACCAGATTAGATGCAGGAGTCAACCCATCGGGCGAATGCCTGCAGTGCCATGGCGTCGAGCGGGTCGGCAGTCTCAAAGATCGGCGCTGTGCTTCTGCGTTGCTTGGTCTGGTTAACCACAAAGACTTGATGCTCTGTCTCATCAGCAAACCAAGCGGCAGAGTCTGGGTCGGTGGCGTCCTGTCCTGTGAACACAGCGGCAGGAATGCCAGGGTAGACACGGCGGATCTTGTCGAACTCACTGCAGGCACGGTCCAGCATGGAGGAGTCTAGATAGGTCTTGCCCTCTACAATAAAGATCAGTTCTCCATCCTTGTATGCATGGATGTCCACCTGTGTTTTCTTGTAGCTCTTGCCTCCCCTGCTCTCGATCATGATATAATCGTTGTGCTTACACACGATGGAGGGATCGACTGCATAGATCACTGCCTGTGCCACGTCCTCATAGAGGTCGCCCATCGATGCTCTCATCTTGCCGCCTGCATTGTCTTCTGACAGGTAGCGAGCATGAAGAGGAGCGATCGTCTCCTCATAGATCCGAACGGCGTTGTCGAGATTAAAAGCGGTGGCGTTCATGGTGTGGGGTTGTGTTCTTGTTTATTGTAGCATGGAAGGGGGCGACCCCTTACAGTTCTGCGAGCATGGCATCCATCTCATCTTGGTCGATGTCGTCATGCAACCAGGCAACCCCGTCGCCCGTGATGTACTCACCGAATTCATCAATGAAACGCTTTGCCCACTTGCGGTAGCCGAGGTTCTTATTCAGTTTGGCGTGGCGGTAGATCGTCTCATCGTTGCCGATCCACAGTGCAGCGTTCCAAGTTTCGTAAGTTGCCCAACCGTTCATGCTGTGTCCTTTGTTGTTTACTTTTGAATTCTAGTCGATGTGGTGGCGTTGCCTACTTAAGCAGTGCCAGCTCTTGGGTTGTCACACTCTCGATTGATTCGTCAGCGTAGACTCTCACCCATCGGATGGGGTTGCCACCTGGTAGGATACGAAAGATCATCATGTCGCCAGACTCACCCATCTCACGCCAGATCTTGCATGCTTTGTATGCATCCTCGATCGTTGGTGTGTAGTCGCAACCCCATCCATCGAAGTTGCCCCATGCTGCAGGTTGGACGGCGTAGGTTGGTTGATCCATTGTTTGTTTTGTTTCTTGTGTGTATCCTAGTCGGTCAGCGATCAATGTCTGTCGCTAATGTTCCAGCTCGTGAACTGGTCTGGTTGGATGCGTCCTGCCCTGACTGCCTGCCTATACTCCATCTCCTGCTGATGCTGGCGTTGGATGTTCTCCATGACCTTCTGCATCAGTGGCGAGGGGTTCTCGCTATGCATGAAAAATCCTGTCCTTTCCATCAAACTAACCCCAGTGCAACTGCTTCCATTACGTCGCCATACTCTCCGACGATATCACCGAATGAATCTCGGATGTATGCATAGGAGTTTGACTCATCATGCATGCTGTAGCAAATGTCCATCGCACGATCCAGGTCGGTCGTGGTCTCGGTCTCACCCAAGGTGGGGCAAGAGATTTCGTAGGTCGTTTCGTTCATGTCCTTATTATAGGGGCTGTGAGAGGCAATGCGAGAGACTGTGTGCCACTAGGTCGATCGTCCACGGGCGGCTGAATCAGTTAGTGTTACATAGTGGAGACAATAAAAAAGAGGGGATATACCCCTCTCACTCAAGCAAACTCACTGAATGTGTAACCGTTGACGAAATCATTCACGACTTTGTTGTCACGAACGAACCACTGAAAGTCTTTTTGAAATACACCATCAGTGAATGCATTGCAGAACTCGTTGATGATAGCATTGAGACGAGATTTGGTGGTGTTAGACTGCCAACCTCCATCAAATACAGTGACAAAATCATCACCTACTTTTGCGATCAAGTTACCATGAAGGCGAACTTCAGACACACCGTCTTGAGTTGTAACGGATGTGTTTGCTTTAGACCAGTTGGCGTTGCCGTGGATGGCAGCGTTCATTTGGGTTTCGATCTTACGCATGTTTGGTGTCGTTTGGTTGACTTCTATACAATACAGGAACGGGACAGGAAATCAAGCGATAGTAGACACCTTGTCAACCGTCACACGGCAACCCTCGATTTCACTTATGTTATGAGCAACAATCATCGCTGCCCCATAGTTATCCACAAGTGTACGTTGATCAACATCCTGTGTGCGATGTTTGGTCACTATGTAACCCTTACGTGTTGATGGGGTAGTGATAACTCTCATGTGAAAATGTTTCAACTGTGTATACACTACATGATCCACATCAAATTGCAAGTGATAGTGGACACTTCAACTTCTGTCCACTACCTATTGACAAATCAATCATATTCATCGTAGTTTCTGAACTTGGCAGATCGTTTTGCTCTGCTCTTGAATCTCTTGGCATTCTTAACATCATATCCAAAGTGTTCATAATCATCTTCAATCTGAAGTTCTTTGTGATTACTATCTGGATTGTACTTACGATTGTTTTTCATTGTTATTAGTCAGTAATAGCAATTATAGAGTAATTATTTAGAATTATCCTTGTTTTCTAGGATATTCTTATGTTTTAGACTAGTTGATACAAATTTACCAACACTTTCTTTGTTATTAATACAATTAGTGAGTGATTCTACCCATTTTGTATCATTTATAGTGTAATTATACTCTTTTTCAGATGATTTGAACACAATAACAAGCTTATCTTCATTGGTAGTTAAACTTGAAATAGCAGAAGATTCAAAATCCTTAAAATTCATTTTTTTAATTAATTGAGTTTTCTGAAAAAGTCAAAAAACTGACTTTTTGCCTTTTCCATGTTTCTATAATAACCCAGAAACGCCAATTTGTCAAGGGTCTCGGGGTCACTTCGCAGGCTGTCACACAACTCCTTGACTTTCGAGTGCTGGGGCGCTAAACCAACAATAACTCCGCACATTACCTATGTTTTTTAATACATTTAGTTTTCCACAGGTTTTTCCACAGGTTGTTAAGAAATCATCAAATTGTGTCGTTGAGATACCTGGTGCCTGTACGGTGTATTGAGAGTATATCAGGTTTAGATAACAGTTTCTCTTCATGTACTGAATGTATGTGTTGTCCTCTCTTCATCATCTTAAGTGATGCTTCTTGTGCTGATTCAAGTGTAAAATAGACTGCCTTTGTCCTTGTACTATGTGTATGGTTATAGTATGTGTGTTCATACTCAACAACATAGTATTTGGTTGGTGCTTTATGTCTATAGTTCATTGCTTACGAAATTGATCTCCAGTTTTCTCTCTATGGCAATCATAACATAGGAGTTGACACTTTGCAATTTCATTCCATTGTCTCTCTGACATAGTTTTAGCACCCATTCTAGGACGAGGATCGAATTCTTTATCTTCTGGGTTGATATGATCGAATTCTAATCGTTCTTTTGTTCCACATCCTATACATCCTTCATGATTGTCACGTTGTTCAAGGAAAGAGACAATAGCATTGTAATTGTATGCTTCTCGTTCTCTTCTTGTGGATAGTCTTTGGAGAGACCATTCTTTTTTTCGTTGTATCACTTCAGGTAGTAAGTTCCTCGCTATCTTCCTTGCCTTTGCTTCAGGTGAAAGCCTCGCATACTCTGCCTTATGATCTCTCATGAGGAGAGTTTATGTATTTGGTATTGAATCTTCTGAATGATATGTTGATGTGATACTGATGGATGATCTACCTGTTCACCTCTTGCCTTTGCATAGGATGATGATTGATCTAGTATAGACTGAAGATACTTAAGTTCTTCGAGATTAAACTTCATTGTAGTTCTTCCTTGTAATACTTTGTGCCATGGTGCATACAATGGTCCATCATAATTCATTTGCCTACACCATAATCAGGTGCATACTGTTCGAGTTTCTGAATTGCTTTAATGAGTTCTTCTGTCTCTTCCCATTCCCACTTATCACCTTTGGAGTTGATAAATTGTTTTGTTGTTGTTTTAAGTTTCATTGGAAGAAATCCTCAAGGGTGGAGAAGAGTTGACGTTTAGGTTTCTTGTAGTTAGATTTAAATGTATGTGTATGATCAGGGAAGATGTCTACCCTGGAGTTACGTTTGTTGAGTTTGTATCTTATCAGGTGTTTGTTAAGATGATGTTCACACTCAAACATAGCGATGATCTTATCATTATGATAGATCCATTCAAGTCTATAGGGGAAGTGTTTAGAATGTGGTGGCCAATCAGTAATGTTCTTCCGCCGATCCGTAATCTTCAAGATCTTCGGAGAGGCTTTGGACTTTCTTTTGGTAGTAGAGGGCTTCGAGTTCTTCTTCATTGTAATACACAATCAGGTCATCATCATCTTGGTGATCAGGATGCATCCACTCATAGAACTCATCAGCAATAGAGAAAGCATCTTCCATACGATCTTTACGTATGAGAAACTTGAATCGTCGTAGTCGATTCTCCATGATCATATCCATTTGTCTGGAGAGTTGTTCTTGGAGTGCTTTATTCATGAGTGGTAGTGAGTTTGTTATTCAAGTGATCATACTCAACGAAAGTATAACCTTCAGGTAATGCTTTCATCAGAGCAGCAGCAAACTCGGCAGGATAGTGACCATGATAACGCCAGAACAGTTGATATTCCCTGTCAGAGATATCAAGTCTTGGTTTGACCTTCAGTTCTTCGGTGATGGGTTCTAGCAGTTCTAGAACGTGTTCAGTGACGAGATTCATTTGGTATACATGTAAGTGTTGTTGTACGTAGCAAGGAAATCATATGCTGCCTTGTACAGTTTATACTCTTCAGGTAGCATATCCTCCCAATCAAGAGTATCGTGACTATCCCAGTCAATTGTACCGTCATCATCAACTAGGTAAGTAGTTGTGGTGCCGTTCTCTAACATGATTGCTTCGCCATTAACGACAACATACATGAAATCGGATTCCATCGTGGTCATGAGTGAACTGAAGTGAGTATACTATGTATTGAGTTGAATGTCAACCCCTGCGGTACAGATAACCACCAGCCCAATCAGCATTCTCTAACAACCAATTACGTTGTGAAAGAATGAGCATATTGAATCGTACTCCCTTGGCAGGTGCTTTGATACTTGCTGGTTTGTATACTTCACCAGTCTTACGATCAACAAATGCATGTACTGATTTAGTACCACCAGTATGCATCATGATCTTGTGATACTTACGACCAGTGTCAACAGTAAACTCATAACCACAATTACCATCTTGTAAATCTGCAATACATGCAGCATGATACTCTTGCTTATCAGATGATGGCATCAAGAACTCATGACGACGAATCGATTCATTGATATAGTTTGTCAAGAGTGCATTACATAACTCAAAGCAATACTTGGTGATGTTGAGTTGAATACTATTCTGTGCGTCACGTTGAGCACAATAGTCAGAAAACTCTTTGTTCATTGGTGTGGTGGTCATGAATGCCTTGCTGATGTGTTTAGTATAATGGATCAGGAGCGTGTTGGCACACGGACTGTGACACTATGCGTACCGTCCTGATTCAGTTGACGACCGAGCAATTCAGAATGTATGCTACGTGCCAACTGCTGATCAATCGTCTCATAACTTACCTCACCATCTTCAGGAGTGACAGCACTGATCATGTAGTATTCGGAGACGAGCATTGGATGTGTTCCTTTGACTCTCTTAATATACAGCCCTATGGGGTCACTGTCAAGCGTTCTCACCAGTTCTTGAACTGTCACCCATGATTGTCCATGAACTCATCCAGTGTGTAACCTTCACCAGTTGATGTTTCTTCTACCAATTCTTCCACAGTGAGTAACTCTAACTTCAGACGATACTCCTCTGGTGTGTCATCATCAGGATCGTAATCATCATGACAAAGATAGTCCCACTCATGCACGAGTGCATCAATCAGTTGTTCCTTGCTGTAAGTCAGTGTCATTGGTTTCAGTTGGTTGAATCATTTCAGGATTATCACCCTGTTGTGATGGTAGTGGTGCGACTGATGGTACAAAAGGACTACGATCACGGTTCTTAATCACAATGAATGCATCATGATTATACTTTACCTCACCAAGAGGTGTTGACCATTTCTTATTGTATCCTTCAGGTTGATCAATACCTGATGTCTGACTACCTGAAATTGTGATCTCAATGTCATCATCAAGTTCCCACTTCAACTTCTCAAACAATGATAGGATCAGTCTTTCGAGTGGTGATTGCTGATGTACTGTAGGATCATCATAGAGTCCAGGAGTACGATAAGTATTTGGATCGTCTTCTACATTCATGTGCTTACATATGATTTGAGTAATGGCATTGCACTCCATGCCGTGGTGTTATTTAACGACACCTCTTTACCTACCTTATTTGAGTTGATGGGGGCATGGTAAGTGTGCGTAGTGCTTCTCTTTGTTCGCTTGAACTTGACGAATCCCCAGATGGTACGAATAGGACTATCAGTGCTATAAGAATAACTTTGAGTGTTACAAAGCCATATAGCAACCACATTAGATTTGAAATCTTCACATTCATAATAATAATGCTTTGGTGCTGTGTATGGGAAATCAGTTGGTAATGTCATACAGCATCTAACACTAACAACATCTCATAGCCTGACTCACAGTCATCTAACCAGTGAAGATATGCTGCCCACTGTTGTACGTTCACTGTCATTTTGTTTTCTGAATGGTTGAGTTGTAGTAGTTCATCATCTGTGTGTCACGATGAGCAAGGAACATCAAATAAGATGACATTGCAAAGATCGTGACAACAAATGCGAGTGAGTATTGAATGAAGTTTGACTTACTCATAAGTTTGAGTGATAGCATCAGACTTAAAACGACGGCACAACTTAAACAATAGTTTTAAGTCATCTTCAATCACATAACGAAACGAGTCAGATTCGATGATAAACTTACCATCCTCCAACCATACTTGTGGAAGTTGTTTCTTGTAAACTGGGAGATCGAAAAGCATGATGAAGAAAGAAAAGAATGAGGGAAGGTCTCGCGGCTGGAGACACAATTATATAAACCCTCGGATCAACCTACTGCCATTGGAGCATACTCGGAGCGTGGCATTTGTGACATGTTGTATCCATTAACTGTAGCACCGTTAGCGATACGTGTCTCCCACTCATTCTGTGCTGTCAACATAGTCACAGTGCTGTAAGATTTAGTGCCATTGTTGAATGTAACACGCTTCTGGAAACGCTTGACGATCACGTTGTCACCTTCAGCAATGAATGCCTCGGGAAAGAAGTCAACAGTGCAGACGTTGTTTGTGAGTTGCATGGTGTGGGTTGGTTGCTGATGAATTAAGTATAGGGCATCTGGTGCCCTATTTCGACAAGTTGGTGGGCACTTCGTCTGCTGGCACACGGGAGACAGTGAAACGCTTGATCTGACTGTCAAACTGACGCCAGTCCTCGATAACCTCGCTCACGATGCGTTCGTGCTGACGCTCCATGCCCTTGGCAGTCTTACACTTGCCTTCTTTACGGAAATACACGATTGGAAACGAGAGATCCTTGGTGTCGATCTCGA